GGCGGTTGTCCTGCCGTGCCTTGTTCCCCCTCTGTTGCGGTGCTCTTCGCCCGTGCGGACTCGGTGTATAAGGCCATGGATGGTGTCGATGTGTGGGACATGGAGCGAGACGCGCGGAAATATCGCGGGGCGGGCCCAGTCGTGGCGCATCCGCCGTGCCGAGCCTGGGGACAACTCCGAATGATGGCAAAACCTCGGCCCGACGAAAAGCAACTGGCCCTCTACTCGGTCAACCAGGTGCGACTCAATGGCGGTGTGCTCGAACATCCGGCCGGCTCCACACTCTGGCCCGTGGCTGGACTACCTGAGCCTGGCGAGCGGGACGCATGGGGCGGCTTCACGATCATCGTGCCTCAATTCTGGTGGGGGCACCTCGCGGACAAGGCCACGCGACTCTACATCTGCGGGTGCGGGCCCGGCGATCTGCCGCCCGTGCCGATGGTCCTCGGCGAAGCGCCAAGGACGATGGCCAGCACCCGGAAAGAGCTGGTAGCCGCTGGGCTGCAAAAGCCGGAGCTTCTGAAAAAGGACCGCGAGAAAACCCCTCCCGCGTTCGCCGCCTGGCTCGTCGAAGTCGCGCGGATTTGTAGGGGGAACAGTGTCGAACAGAAACCAAAATGATGATTTGTGCCATCCGCCTGCTCTAAAGTTACATTTAGACGAATAAGCTTGACACAATTTCCATAAAGTGAGTAAAATCTTGAAAAGGCCGATAAATGAGGGATAATCGAAGCATGCTATCATCATCACAAGTTCAGCGAATTGAGGAATCATTAAAGGATGGAATGCAGGTCCGTCGCTTTGATATTCCAGTTAAATCCGTTGAATACCCTCACGATGAATCGCCTGTGCTTGTTTTTGAAACGGGAGTAAAGGGCGCGGGAATGGCAATTTCATGCGACGACGTGGAGGCTTGCTATATTTTGATTGGCAGGCCGCTACATCAGCTTCAACCTCATTGATTTATGCCAGCACTGAAGAATCCGAAACACGAAAAGTTTGCCCAAGCTTGCGCTCTTAACGTGCCTGCCGCTCAGGCTTATCGTGATAGCTGGGATTGCTCTGCTGAATCGGCTGAAAGGTCTGGGCCTCGATTGTCTAAAAATGTTGAGGTAATGTTGAGGATCGAAGAACTCCGCGCAAAAGTGGCGGAAAGAGCTGATAAAGCTTTTAATATGTCTAAGGATAAATGGCTCGAAAAGCTGGCTGGGATCGCCAAGAAAGCCGAGGATGTAGCCGACTTTTCAGCAGCTACTGGAGCACTTCGCGAGATTGGCAAAGGTGCCGGACATTACGCGCCTGAGAAGGTGGAGCATTCTGGCGCTGTTGGCTTGGAGGGTCTGACTGAGGCTGTCGCTGCTGTCTTCCGCAAATGACCACTGCCGCCGAAATCCTGCCCAAGCTCTCCGATAAACTCTGGAGAATGCGCAACCTTCAGCAAATCCTGCCAGAAGACGATGCAGATGGCAAGATGACGCCGCTGGTTTTACGAGGCGAGCAAGAGCAACTTTTGCGTGATCGCCACTTCAGAAACTTCATTCCTAAAGCTCGAAAGCTTGGGATGTCCACCTTGATTGTCCTGGACAACGCAGACGAGTGCATAACCGTTCCGAACACTCATTGCGCTATCGTGGATTTTCGCGAGGAAGATGCCGTAAAAAAGCTCAATATTGCCAAAATGAATTGGGAGAATGGGCCGAATCACTTCGACCCAGTTATGAGAGCAATCTGGCAGGAGATCCACAAAAACCTGAAGATGGTAGCCACGACTGAAAAGCTTGTTTGGTCGAACGGTAGCAGGCTGGAGGCCGGAACGTCATTCATGGGCGGAACTCCACGCCGCATTCATTGGAGCGAAGCAGGCCCACAATCCGCGCAAGCGCCAGAGCGAGCGCGCAAGGTTAAACGAGGCACGTTCAATGCTCTAGGCGCGAACGGTATTCTTGACGTTGAGACCACAATGGAAGGCGGCGAAGGAACTGTTGCGCGTGATATCTTCGACTTGGCGCTTTCGATGGTCGGAAAGGATCTGACGCGGATGGATTGGAAATTGCATTTCTTCCCGTGGTTCAGTCATCCGTCCTACGATCTTCCAGGGCATACGCCGCAACTGCCGGAAACGCTGAAATACGCTGCCGAGTTGCAATCAAAGCATGGAATCGTCATTTCTCCTTCACGCTGGGCATTCTACGAAAAGAAGAAACTGGAGCAGAAGGAGGACATTTGGACGCAGTTTCCCACGATTGCAGAAGAATGTATCAAGACTATCGTTACTGGCCAAATCTTTACGGGAATGGTGACGATGAAGTCTCAAGGCAGAATTAGGCCGCTCACGATTGAGGCTAAGTATCCGCTGTTTTCATTCTGGGATATTGGCAATGACGGCTTATCGGTATGGATTGGTCAAATGCCGCACCGTGACGTTCTTTGGCATTGTTTTCACCTCACTACAGGCAAGGGCGCAACCTATGCGGCTGATTTGATTCGGATCTTTGAGTCTGAGATTGGTAGGCCGATAGCCAAGCATTTCTTCCCTCATGATGTCGATTACAGAGACAAGGGCTATTCCAAAACCTATCGGCAGCAGTTGGTTGAAGCTGGTATTCCAAATCACAAGATCATTACCGTTCCGGTAGCTGGCGACAAATGGGACGCGGTGAACTCCGTGCGTGATCGCCTTTCTCGTTTCTGGTTTGATCCAGCCTGCGAAGTTAAGCAGGTGGACGAATACGGCGAGCCGTTACCCTCTGGCATTGGTTGCCTTTCCAACTACAGGACGCAGCCGAAAGCGGCATCTGGCGCAATGCGGGCATTGCCGCTGCACGATATTAATTCCCATGGCGCTGACGCAATGTTGACTTATGGTTGCGCGGATGAACTTGGATTCATCTCATCAATGATCGAAGCTGGAGAGAGTCCGAGACGACGAAACGACACCCAAGATACGGGAGGGCAGTAACATGACACCACAAGAACAAGCCGCACAAGCAGCCGCATCACTCGGCATGGACTTCACAAAGACTGTGCTGGAGCATCTCGACGGAGGCTACATCCATTCAACGCCTGACTGTTTCGTTCTCGCTGTCGATGCGGTGAGAGAGTTTGGCGACTCTCGATATGAGGGCGCTATTTTCGTGACTCTAGCAGCGGGTAAGATACAGGAGTTTCTAGACGTTGACCCACAGCGCGAAACTCGGAAATGGTTTGGATATTGCAGATTCTACGGCGATAAAATCCGATGGATTCCATATCAAAGGGTGCGTCAAGGATTGGCTAGGCGTTTAGTTTCTCAAAATTGAGATTGCCTAATCTCTCAAAAGTGAGAATATCCGCCTATTATGGGCGGAAAACCTAAGGCACCTAAACCACCACCAGCACAGCCTGCGCCAGTGCGCGCAGATTCAGCAGCGGGAGAACAAGCCTATACTGCCGCAAGTCGTCGGCAGGGCTTACGTTCAACAATCAATCCAGCTAATCCACTGGCACCTCAATCCGCACTCGGCGCAATGGGTAAGCTTGGCGAAGGCGGCGAAGGCGTGATGGTTAACAACGCTAAGCCAATATCGGCGCGTGGCCCAAGTGGCACTAAGCTGCAGCAGGCAATTTACGGAGCGATAAAATAACGCCATGAGTAATTACCAAAACGAAGGCACCGAACAAACAAAAGCTTGGATCAAAAAGAATGATCGGCTCAAGGGGGAGCGCGGTGTTTGGGAAACGATTTGGCAAGAAATAGCTGAGCACGTCTTTCCTCGCAAGGCTGGCATAACTCAGAAAGACTACACGCCGAACAACCAGCGTGATGCTTACCTTTACGACATCACTGCAAAGGACAGCCTAGAGCGCGCGGTTGCTGGATACATGACCTGGACGACTGACAAATCACAACCATGGTTTGAACTCACGCCCACGCTTCAACACCGCAACTCTGAACCCGTCAAGAACTGGCTGAGAGAATGCTCAATGCTTGGCGCTGAATACGTGGCAAACTCCAATTTCTACGCAGAACGGCATGAATCGCTGTTCGATAAGTGGGGATTCGGGACCGATTGCCTATTCTCCCAAGTCACGCCAGACAGGCAGACACGCTTTGAAAAGATCCGCATAGGCACTTACGTTTTCTGGACTGACTGGATGGGCCGCGCTGAAGGTTTGATTCGTGAGTTCGACTTGACCGCATCGCAGGCAGAGGGGCAATTTGGCCTCGAGAACCTGCCAGAGTGCATCATGGCTGCATTGACAAACGGCACGGGAAAGAAGTTTACATTCCTTCACATCGTGGAGCCACGTCCGGCCAAAGATCGCGGCGATGGCACAGGTTACGAGGTTGGCAAGCGCAAGCCTTTCCTCTCGGCCTACGTTGAAAAGACCTCATGCAAGATCGTGCAAGAGGGAGGTTTTGATTCATTCCCGTTCACCGTTGGCAGGTTCCTCAAGTGGGACGCGATGGGCAGTGAAACAGACTGGGGATTCGGCCCTGGATTCTCGCTGCTGCCTGAGTCTCGGCAGCTCAATTTTATGGCCAAGATGATGGACGTGCATTCAGAGAAAACTGTATTTCCTCCACTGATGGTGCCAGACACCTATGAAGGCACTCTCAAGACTTCCGCGCGCGCAATAAATTTCTACCCCGCAGGCGTGGGAGCTGATTCAATCTACCCTCTGCAAGTAACGGGAGATTGGACCGTCGCGATGGATCGGCTCAAGATGCGCCAAGAGATGATCAAGCGAGTGTGTCACCTGGACATGTTTCAAATGTTCGCCCAAAATGCGGCAGCTAATCGAGAGATGACAGCTTATGAAGCGTCTCAGCTAGCAGGCGAAAAGCTTGAGGCCATCTCTCCCGCTTTTGATCGTGACACTACAGAGTCAATTAGCCCTCACGTCATTCGCTGCTTCGAGGGATGGGCGGAAAACGGGATGCTTCCGCCGCCGCCTGAAGAGGCTATTGTTCAGATTGGGCCAAGCTTGATCCAGGTTCCTAATCCTACGGTGACGATGACGAATCGCCTGGCCCTGGCGTTGCGTGCGTTGTCCATGCGTTCGGCTGACAACCATATCCAGTCGGTTCTTTCAATCGCCGCAATCGTGCCCGATATTGTGGATACGGTGAATTTTGATTTCTATTCCAGCGAGCGTGCCCGATTGGCTGGCTGCGATCCTCATTTGCTCCGACCTATGGAGGAAGTAGCACAAATGCGGCAGGCCAGAGCACAGGCAGCGCAAGCGCAACAAGCCGCAATGATGGCTAAAGAAATAGCCGGAGCCGTAAAAAACGTTGGCGGAGTCGAGAAAGCTAGGGAATTAGTGGGCGGGTAATTCAGCCCAACATCACCAAACATCACACAGTGACCCCCACAATCTCCGACCTACTCAAGCCTTTAGACGAACGCGAGCGTCAAGCCGTAGATCGTGCAGCCGCTCGTCTATTTGTGAATGATGACTTCCAGCTTGTATTCAGGCGTCTAAACATGGACTGTGGCGGCGTCCTGGGCCGTGTTTTTATGCCAGGAAACAACGGTGATTTGGCTAAAGCTGCTGGC